ATTTTTTTAAGTTGTAGATTAAGGAAATTTAGAACTGCTTCTATTTCTTGCAATTGATTAAATCGTTGTTCAGTTATACCTGGAAGTGCTGCAAGATTTTTTTCTAAATTTCCTTTAATCGTACAATCGTATTTGGCTTTATTCAGTTCATTTTCATAATAGGCAATAAACTCAGGAATATTTCCTAAGTCCTGTACGATTTGATTGTACCACATTATTCGTCGTATTCGTCGTCATCACTATCATCAATATTGCCACTATATTCATCATAGCTTCGTTTAGTATATACATCCACTGTGCCGAACTCTTTAAGTTCTTGATCGCCTAAAACATCCACTAATGTACTCATAAGAGTATCAGCAGCTTCTTGACGATCTTTACTGGGAATATATTGTTTTAGAATACTATATACTTCAGCTAAAACTTCAATATCAATTGTCATTGGTAACCTCACTATTTTCAATAGCAGATTGTTTGTGTGGATTTTTTAATACATCTTGCATAACCTGATCCAAACATCCTGAATCGTTTCTTTCCCATTCTTTACGGAATAATTTCAATTCAGTACCATCTACTAGGCTGTATTTAAGCCTATTGCCATCTTTAGTAAAATACCCTTTGCCCTCAAATAGATCTACTAGTCCACTATAGACATTCATACCTGTCTCATAAGGAATTTTAACCTGTACACTTTCAAACGGTTTAGCATACCTTGTTTTCATAATTTTACAAGCAGCACGAATGCCTCGTACTTCTGAAATCTTATTACCTTCTTCATCTTCTTTTAGTTTAAGTTTTTTCATTGCCACTACAATACTACTTGCGTAGATAAAACCTTGACCACCGCTGATCTTATCATCCGGATCAAACATGTCTTGGCTTGCGTAAGTATGATTAGTGGCCACTAGTCCAATGTTAAGATCACCAAACATATTCACACAGTTTCTTACTAAAGCGGTTAGTGCTTTGGGTTTACGACCCATATCACCTTTAAGATCACCACTATCAAATTGATTTACATCTGTAGGGGTAAGTAGCATACCTAAACTATCTAGTACAAACAATACTTTTGGCCTATCATCTGCTGGTAGTGTTTTATATTCTTTTACAAATTCACTAATCATTTTAGCAACATCATCAATCATTGCCATGTTTAGTTTAAGCAGTTTTTTCTCAGATGTATCTACATCCAAGGCCTTAAGCCAAGCTTCGTCCAGTGCATTTTCTGTATCGATTAGCACCACATAAATGCCTTGTTGTTGTGCATTTCGCACTAAATTTCCTGCACAGATAAAGCTTTTACCTGCACCAGACTCACCTGCAAATACAGTAACTTTTCCCAATGGGACACCACGATCAAAATTACCGCTAATAAGGTAATTCAATGCATAGTTTCCAGTACTGACCCAATCAGTGGGGTCTTTAAACCCAATACTAATTCCATCAATACTTTTGGTAATGCTTTTTCTAAATTTACTAATATCAAATGGTTTTGTTGACATATTTTATTCCTCTATTACATACCCAACTTATGTTCTTTGGGTGATACTACGATGTCTGTACGCCCGATTGCCGTTAGCCACAAATTTAAATGTTTAATAAGAACTGAATCATCTTTTGGGTTATCGAACCTAACATCAATATCCATTACTGTATCGCCGGTTTGGTCTTCCCTGCTGTTATAAATTAAAGAAAAGTTCTCATTTACTTTTGAAGTTCGTGCCATTTTTTATCCTTTAAAAAAGGGCGTATAAACGCCCTTGTGCTGCTATTATTGTTTTTGCCTATTGCGAATCATTGCTAAAATATCTTCAGCTCGTTGACTGCTGGATTTAGCTGGCTTAACAACTGGATCAGGATCAAATGGGGGATCTTCATCTTCGTCTACTGATACTGGAGCGGTCACTGTAGTTTTAGCAGTAACGCGAGCAGTTGCTACTGGTTTAATAACTGTTTCTGGTTCATCATCTACATCTACTGCAGTTGCAGTTGTACTGGTTGAGCTAGAATTAGTATTAAGGTTTACTCCCATTGGTTTAAAATGGCTTGCCCATTTCATTTGATATGGTTCACCGTTCACACTTGCTTCAAACATTTCTTTCATAATCGCCAAATCATTGGCCTCAGGCCGTTTAGGCAAAAAGTCAGATAGATTATAAAGTCCAAACTTTTCAATAGCTTCGCGTTCTTGTGCAGTTAGTGCGGATTCTTTACGAGCCCAAGTGCTAGTATTATAATCAGCATAACCTGCTTTACTAATCTTTTTAATATTGAAATCAAGTCCAGCATCATAATCTGTAGGTAGATTTTCTAGTTCTGGATCCATAAGTGCATTTTTAATTAGGTTAAAAATCTGACTACTAATTACAAACCTACGGATAGGATTTTCAGGCTGTTTGTCATCTGACAAAGGATTGTCCCTTACAAATCCTTGAAATAGATATGAACGCTTTTTCCAATATTTACGACCCATATCCTCAAGATTTGGATCTTTAAACCAAGTACGAACCTCAGCAAGAATAGGACAGGTGTCGTTCCACATTTCTACGCAAGGAACTTGTACTGTAACTGGTTTGCTGTCTGGTTGTCCCTCAATACCCGCAAACGGCAATTTAATCATTGCTCGTTCAATCCAAAAGAAAGTATTTTTGGGATTAGCGTCTGGAAGGAATCTTACTCGTGCAATTGTATTTTCTGCAATGTTCCAATGTGCATAAATTGCATTGTCTGATACTGTTGCGGTACCACTTGAACGATCTGCTTGTGCCTGAAGTCTTGCCCTAATGTCTGCCAATGAAGTTGCCATAATGTTTTCTCCTTAAGATGGTCTTAATATGTGCCTAGATATATAACTGCACCTTGCAATTATATAACAAATATATTTATCATGTCAATGAAAAGATATAAATTTGTAATGCACAGGAGTACTATACAAATTTCTTAAATAGAAATCAAACTATTTGGCTAAACCCGCCAATTTTATCATATCCAAAATATTATTTTTAGATTCTTCCATTGGTCTTTGGTCTACGATTTCTCGATCGTTAGTAGTGGCACCATACAATCCATAATTATAGTTGCTAACGCCCATTTTGGGAAATTCCATGTTTGGATCTTCCGCAGCAAAGAAATCTTTGGCTCTTTCTACTTCTTCCTGGCTATCAAAAAAAACTGTACCATCTTCAATGTTGTATAGAAAACCATTTTTGTCTAATATACTTTGAATCTTAGGATCAATATCCTCGTTGTCAAAAATATTTTCTTCAATATCAGCTTTTTGACTTATCTGTTCAGTATTTTGTTTATCTATTGGATTGTTTTCTATTTCTTCAATTATGTCAGATGACCAATCCTCAAATTCTTGTAACTCTCGGCTTTTGGCTTTTTTATATAATTTATCAACAATAGGCAATGCTACTGTAAGTCTTTCGTCAAACACTTTTCTACTAAATTTTTCCTTTAGTTCAATTAAATCAAAAGTATTATCTGAATCTTGTTCAGGTTCCCAAAGTTCTTTATATTGGTTATATCCTCTTTGTCCTCTAAGGCTAAACAATGTTCTATGCAAATCACCATAATGATCTATAGCAGTTTGTACCATGTTGTTTGTATCTACATCTTCAAATGTTTTTCCCCGCATATTTCTAACAAAAAATCTTAAATCATGCATTTCTTTAATGATGGTAGTAATATGTTGGCCAAAGTCATCTTGTAAATTGCCACCATTTTTAAAATGTCTTGCTATTGCTCTTGCGCCGTTTAATGTAGTGCCTTCTGGGCATTTAAATCGTTCACCTTCAGCAGTTTCTATAAACAAATTACCAATGTTTCTTGACCTTGCTCCAGACTGTTCAGGATCTATTTTTTTAAAATGTCTAGCAATAATTCTCACTGGACCTAAATTTTGATAGCTTGTTCTAGAAGTTCCAGTTAAACTTTCCGCGATGTCTGTTTTGTGTTTTAAGTTATCAATTGTAATATCAGTTTTGTCTGTTTCTGGTTTTTTAGTAAAAGCAGGCCTACTGATGTTTTGATCATCGTAATCCCACAGGTTTCTAATTGCAATATCTTTTAAACCTGATCTAAAATTCTTCCATTGCTCTTTAAGGGCTGGTGTTAAGTATTTGTCAATGTTTTCGTAATACTGAACACTAAGTTTTCCATTATGTTTTTCATCTTGTTGATCATCTGTACCGTCACTTAATGTAACCATAATCTGACTGAAATCATGGCCTTTTAAAAAAGGAAATATAAAAAGTTTAGCATCACTGGGTTTTGTTGTATCTTTTCCGTTTTCATCTTTCATCTGAAAACCATGTTGATAAACATTTGCTATTTTATCATAAACTTCTTTGGCTATTTCTTTAATAGTAATCATAATATATTATTTAGTTAATTTTTACTAAACTTAAGACATTAAAAAGGGCATGGGTAGTATTAATTCTTGCTCATCTTGAGGCATTCTGTCATCTAAACTTGCATCGAATTCTCGTATTAAAACTGCCATTCGCACTGTTAACAATAACGACATAACAAGATCATCTTTTTCCCCCAATTTAGCAGCATAACTACCTC